TGCCATATCTTCAGAATTGTCAAATACTCCGTAAGAAGTACCACCAGCTCCATAAGAATTCATAGAAGCTAACATGTCATCCATTGCTAGAGCAGTTGCTCTGTTAACAAACATCATGTTTTCTTCAATAGCACCATTCTTATCAAACTCAGCTAAGATAGCATCAAATTCAGCTAAATCAGTAGCAGCGTTCACACCAGTAATACCAGAAGTTTGATGACCCCTAGCTTTTATAGAAGCGAATAAACCTTCAGTACCAACTAATCCATTTGCACCACCTAAGATAGTAGAAGCATCAGCAGCTTTTTCAGACTCAATCATACTCATTTCTAAGTAATCTCCAAATCTTGATCTAGTTTCACCTTCAGCTTTTAAATACCACATGTATCCGTTTTGTCCGTCTTCACCAGAAACTTCAACCCATCCAACTTGAGCAGCATCAGAACCTGAAACTTCATACTGGTCTTTAAGAATAATAGGCTTGTTAGTATAAGTAGTAAAGTCTGGCTTAACAGATCTAGCACCAGAATAATCAGTACCTTTTCCATTTTCAGAACCAAATACTAATAAAGTACAAGTATTATCACCATTTACAAAACCCATGTCAGTTAAGTGAGCTCCACCATAAGGTAATGCTGTAATAACTTTAGAACCAGGTGCAGCTAAAGTTACTAAAGCAGTAACAGTTTGACCACCACCAGCGATTAATACCTGATCACCAACTCTAACACCGTGATCTGTAGTTTGAGCAACACCGTCAATATTTTTTTCAATATTAATAGTACTAGCTGAAACGTCTAACATATCAACCTCATAAGATAAATGTAATCTACCTTGTTCTGACCAAACCACTTGATCAGCTGACATAGCTTCTTCTGCTCCTACTTGACCTAAGAATCCTGAAATAGTACGTTTCCCGTAAATCTCAGCTTCTTTTTCCATCAAATCAGGAAGATATTGCTGTGCCCATCCGCTGTCTTGGATGTCTAAATAATTGTTTGCCGTTATCTGTTGCACTGGTGCAGCAGTAAAGGCCGTTCTTGCAGTAATTGCCATTTTTTAATTTGTTTTAATTTTTAAATTTATTGTTTTTAATTTTAAACTTAAAGTCATTAGCGTCATTACCTAACACTCTTACTTTTACACCACCTGCGTCTATAGTTCCATGAGCTTGTCTTGGATTCATATCTACATTCTTGGCTTTAGCAATACTATTTTTCATAGCATCGGCTTTACCTTGGTCATAAAAGTGTTTTGCAACAGCATCAGCGTTCATAGCTGTGTAAAGAGATTTATGATAACCCTTAGCATCTGATAATGTATTATTTTTATCCAAAAACTTTTTGGTAAAATTATTTATATCGCTTTGCGTATCTTTAACCTCTTCAGCATTATTAACGTTAAACCTGTATTTTTTATCCCCGACATTGTATTCAAAACCTTTGAACTTGTCATTGAAAACTTTTTCAGTTTTCTGAGTAAAAATATCAGAGTTTGCTTTAACTGTTTTTTGAGTTACTTCTGACTCCTTGTTATATCTATCAAAGAAGTTAACGGCTTTCTGTTGCTCACTTGTGAGTTTCGATCCAGCTTTAATTTCTTCATAGTATGTAGACTTTTGCCCGTCTAAGTGGCTTTTAGCGCTTGCAACTTGCTCTTTTAACGCTATCTTTTTCTTTCTTATATCTCTATCGTCGTCTATATCTTCGTCGAATGAGAATGTATCTTCCATAAGGAAGTTAATTTCTTCTGCATCTAAATGAGGCTTTGTTTGCTTGTAATATTCATGTAGTAAACTAGTATCATCTAGTTTGCTATAATCTTGATTAAGCTTAACGTAGTCGCTTAGATCACCACCAGTCTCATCCATAAAGTTCATTAACTTTTGAATATTTTCTGGTAAAGGTTTTCCGGTAGCTTGGGCTTCCGCTATAGCTTCTTCAACCTGTTCTCCAACCTCTTCTACTTCTTCTTCAGTAATTTCTTCTAATACTGTAGTTTCTTGTGCTTGTGCTTCCGGTTGTACTTCTTCTTGTTCTTGTGGGGCGTCGGCATTTTCAGCGCTTGCAACCACTCCGCTGTCGTCAGCGTTACTTTTTTCAACTTCATCTTCTTTTGGTTTTGGTGGGTTGCTTAAATCGACTTTTGTAATTGTCTCTTCAATAGCTTCCCCTGGTTTTTTCATATTTGCTTTTACTTTTGTAACGTCACCCTTAGGTTCGTTTGGAGTTTTCTCCACTACTTCTTCTTTTTTTGCCATAATATAATATAATAATAGTTAATAAACTTATCTAGGGTCAAACACGCCTAAATCAAATCCGCCACCTAGTATATCATTACCTGATGACTCAAAGTTTTTAGGTGGTTTACCACTATTTCTTTGATCAATTAACTCACTTTGTTGAGTTGCTTGAATTTTTGTTCTTTCGTCCTTACGATCTTCTTTTTCTTTTTCACCTGTTTTTTTACCGTCTACCTCCATTCCTTTCAATTGCATGTTCATCTGGAACTCTAATTGCATTAACTCTTTTTTATGCTGTACTTCTTGTTGCATTTTCTGAGAAGCTAATTGAGCCTTTAATTGCTCTAACTCTCCTTGACTAGCTGTTACGGCTTGGTTTTTTTGAACCTCACTTTGAGCTGCTGCTTGAGCCGCTTGTTGGTTCATTTGACTTTGCATTTGCATATTGCGCTCTTGTAAGGCTTGGTCTTTTTCTTGTTTCTTTTTCCTGCGAAGCTTTAATAGTTGGTTGGCTAGTTTGATATTATTAATCATTCTAAGATCAATAGCATCTTCAAGCTCTATGTTTTGCTGTTGCATGGCCATTTGAATATTATTCTCTAACATAGCCTTCTCTTCGTCGTCCGGAGTTAGTTCTAAAAATATACCAAAATCGTACAAATGTAGCTCTGACATTTCTTTAAGCGTAGCTACGTTGTGAGCTCCAATGGCTTGTATAAAAGCATCTTTTGTTGGAGAGTACTCTATAACGTCTGATATTCTAAGCGATAAACACTCCGCTGTAGACGACGTTAAGAACATACCTGCTTGAAGTATGTGCCTTGTAGCTGTATTAGAGTTTGCTGCTGCTAACTTTTGAACACCAACCAAAGCGTTTTTATCTGGAGTACTTCCATCTCTAGCTTCGTTAAGTCCAGTTACATCTCTTATCATCTGAAGGTAATAATTATACGTACCTATTAGGGCTTGCATTTTATTACCACCAGATCCTGATGTTATTTCTTGAATAGGTACTTTTCCTGGATTCATGTCGCCTTCTGAAGTAAAACTTCGTCCAATCACAGACCCAGTTTGAAAGTACATGTTTAGAGCCTCTTGAGGATTGTAGTTTGTTCCGTTACCTAAATCTATTTCAGCTAAACCATCAGCATCTAAATAAACACCATCTGGAACTAACCTAGACATTACTTGTTGTAATTTTAAATGGGTCAACTGAATCATATCAGCAAAACCAGTTATTCTTTTAACTAGGGAGTCGATTTTACCGTTATACATTCTTGGAGCCACTATAGAGTAGTTCATTTTAACCTTGGTGTAGTCGCTTTTAGGTCTCATCATGTTTTTAGACATCTCCCACTTAAGTAACTTGTCAGTACCAAGAATCATAGCGCCTTCATGCAAGCACTCTATAGACCTTAGCATTCTACCATAACCACCTTCTTTATCAGCTGGTGGATCATATTGATCGTCTCTAGGTATTATTTTATCCGCACCACTAGCCGTTTCTTTAACCTTGTAAACTTCGTTCATATAAGTTTTGTAGTTAAAGTAAATAACCTGTATGGTGTTGTTATCTTCTTTATCTTCAGAATGCCTTGAGTTGTAGTTTGATCTATTATTAGACTTGTTCTTCATTATATCTTCAAGATCTTCTCCTGATAAATGAGGGAATTGCTTTGCTAATTCGTTTACTGGTATAGTCTTTACTTCTCCGACATAATATATATCATCAAAGTAAGGCGATTCAGTGTATGAGTAAACCAAGTTTGCTGGATCAACGTAGTCTATAGTAACGCCTTCCGATGTGTTAAAATTAGTTTTAACAGCGCCAATACCTAAAACGGTAAGATCGTAATAAAACTGTTTTTTAATCAGTTCGTAGTTATTACCTTCAAACAAAACATTTAAAGCTTGTTCTTCAGCAACCTCCACGGCCTGTTTATATGTCAACTGCATGTGTAACTCTAACTCCTCTGTAGAGTCAGGCAGCTCTTCTTTTTTGTTCTCGTATAAATCTATATTAAAGTTCTTCATGGCCGCATCGTTAAACTCCTTTGCTTGCATGTCTCTTATTATAGATTCCATGTACTCTGTGCGCTTCTCTACCCCAAAAGGATCTTGAGAGTATGCTTTTATATCATATGTTCTTTCAGCAATACCATTGACAACTATATCAACAAACTTAGAAATAATTGGAACAGGCTTCCAATCTAAATTAAGATAGGACAAATCACCGTTGATCGATAACTCATCCTTATACTTTTGAACAGACTGTTCGCCTCTAGCGTACAACCTTAAATTATGAAAATCATTATGGTTAGACTTGTATCTACCAGAACCAGTATCATTATTAAACCACTCTTGCTCTATAGCTTTACCTACTTTTAACCCATACTCATAGCTTAACTTCTCAGCATCGCTGACCGTTTGACTTGGGAAATAACTTTTAATGCCAGACTCTGCCATATTTATTACTTGATTATTTGTGAATTATTTCCAGTGTTTGTGTATCTGGAAACGTTTATGTTTAGTTGAGGTTTTTTAACCTCAGCATTTGGTCTATATAGATGTCTATTGTTAGCCATTATAGCTAAGCCAGAACTTATAGAGGCATCATGCTTTGTTCTTTTGTTTATATCAAACTTAGTCCAGTCGTTTAGAAGCTCGTTAAAATAACAGTCTCCGTGCGTACCATCTTGTTTAATGCCTACGTGATCTTGAATATACATCTCAATTGCAGCTGCATGTGCTTGTTTTATATCCTCACTTGAATTGGGTATTCCACCAACTTCTTTTTCTGCTACAGATAATTTATTCCATATTTTATCAGGTCTATTCATACTAAACCCTCTGTATCCTCTTCGCCTTAAATAATACAATAGGCGAGGTTTATTGTTCTCTGCTAATATTGGCATCCCGTAAAAAACTAAAGCCATTAGAACATCTTCAAAGAACATCTCTGCTGTTGGTGGTCTTGATAAGTATTCTAAGAAGAAACTGTTTGCGGGAGCATCTTCCATGCTAAACCTGGTTAAACCGTGTAAAGCTCCTTTAGAACCTACTCCATCTACTGTTCCTGATATGTCGTATGAATCACAACCAAAAGCACCCATATGTTCGTTTCCAGGGTATTTTATACCGTTCTTAAGTACAACGTTATTTTGTATTTGTTGAGGTGGTGTCCAGCTTAATTTAAACCTACCTTTTGGATCTGGGTTAAACATTACTTGAGTATCTTTAACTCCATTAGCCCATTGAAAATTACCTTGAGTAATGCCTAAGGTGTTTTTCATTTCTTCGTTATAATCTATCTGCTCGTATAATTTAACCAAGTTAAATATACTTCCTTTAGTCTCGTCTCTAAAGGCATGTTCTGTTGTTCTTGGAAACTGACGGTAAAATTCGTTTAAACCATCTGAATCATCTTTTAAACCATCTACTTCATTTTGCCAGTTATCTATTACGCCTACATCTATTAATTCACCGTCTGGTGCAAGTCTGTCGACGTCAGGAGTAGTAAAAACTGGAACTCCGTACTCATCAATAAATCCTTCATAGTTCCATTCCATTGGGATAAACAAAGAGTATAAGCCAGATTTTGTCTGACCATTTCTATTTCTTTTCGTGACGTCGGATGAGTTGTATAGTTTTTTAAAGTTTTCTCCACCTTTATCTAATGCGTTTGAGGTTGATCCCATCATACATTTACCTATGATCCTACTTCCTAATCGTAAACATGTTTTTGTAACCCTCCAGTTATTTAATATATTATCAGGTCTTTCCCATTTACCACTCTCATCATGTACTAGTAGAGCTAATTTTTCACCATCATAACTATTGTCTCCTGTATTCTTCCAGTCAATAGTTGTATCTAACCCTTGTATATCCTCCAGCTTTTCATTAGCTGTAATTTTCTTTCTTGTAAACTTACTAGCAGGTACACGATAAGCAAGCTCGGACTTAGGCCGATCCATACCATCTTGGACAGGTTTAAAGAAAAACGGATAG